TTTAAAAAAAAATGTATTTTAGGGGTTTACAATACCATAAAATTGTGGTATAATAAAGAGTATTCTCTTTTAGGGGAGGTAGTATACCTAGTGCATCTTATTCGGATCAAAACTATCAAACCGAATTATGTTTCCGCCACTAGAATCTGAAATAAGATCTTCATCTCTAAAGATACCTTTGTCATGTTCATCTGGTATGGCTTCTGGATGCATATCGTAATACTCGTCCATGGTTTTCCTATAGAGGGCTTGCAAAACTTTGTTAGGATCCATTATAACAGATAGGTGATCCATGTTCAAGAGATGCACTTGATCACGTTTTCCTAAAATCATATAAGGCCTTAAATATACATTTTTTCTAAACACATCTATACTGAAAGGATTTTTAACAACAAGTGCATCGTATGGCATGCTTTCATCATCTACTACAGAATCAATTATTTCTGCAATAAGTTCTTCGCCACTAATTAGTTTCATTTGCTTAATATCAAGTGTTATGCTCATTATATATTTACCTTATGAATGGTATATTTAAACTGTTCTCTGTTATATATCTTTATTCTTTCAGCCGAATGATTGAGTGTGTAGTTCATATTCTTCTTCCAGTGCAAATCATCTGCGACGTCATAGAGCGTGGTGATTCTACCATCATCAGACTTTCTGAGTCCTCGACCAATCGATTGCAAGACCCTAATCTGTGATTTAGAAGGAGAAGCGAATATAATGTTGTGAAGATTACGAATATTAATACCAGTACTGAAGGTACCCAAACTAGCCACAATAATGGCGTTCTCCTCATTTTCCACAATTTTTCTAATCTGTTCACGATCATTTGTGTCAGTATCTCCAGAGACATAGAATACTTTTCTACCGTCACCTGCCTTATCTTTAATCATCTGATGTAGGGGTTTGCCGTGCTTGTCCACGAATTGAAACAATATCAAGCTGTTACCCTTGAGATCCAGAGCCAAGTTTGTGATAAACTTATTTCTAGGTTCGTATTTTACTATGTAATCTAGTTCAGTGTGATAATCTTTCTTACCCCAGTTTTTTCTAATTTCATTACTATATATCAACAATAAAACATTAATTTTTAGGTCAGCAAGTGTATTCATTTCTTGTAATTTTTTGGTGGTTGTTACATGAAATATACGACCGAATAACCCCTGTAAAACTAGTTCGTGTGTTTGTGTATTATCAAGTGTACCTGATGTACCAAAACGGTAGTCGGCTTCAGTACACTTGTTCATAATAGTTGTGAGAGATTTAGCCTTGAATCCATGGCACTCATCACCAATGACACAACCAAACTGTTCAAACCATTTAGTGGGCATTTTGTAGATGGATTGCCATGTACTGATTACTGTACCTTGATTGAACTGTTTGTCTTTACCAGAGTAGATTTTATGTACTCCATTCTCGACCATCATGCCATAGTCACGAAAATCCTCATACATCTGTTCTACCAATGATGTAGTAGGAACAACAATTAAAAGCTTCTTACGGCCGTTTGGGTTGATGATTCCATGCCAATATTTGAGTAGAAGGTAGATAATCAAAGACTTCCCAGAACCAGTTGGTGATAGTAGAATGGCTCTTTTATTTTCTAAGGCATGACATACGGCATCAAACTGGTAGTCTCTACACGATATAGGTTGTCCACGGGAAGTCAGTTTCTCATCTTCAATGAACTTCATAATATTTTTAGGATTTATTTTCTCTTTAACATCAGGTGTACCATAGTAGTTATCATGTGTTGTTTTAATTGTGTAATCACGGGCCTTGGCAAAATCAGATAGATAAGAATATAACCCCACAGGTAAATCCATAGTCTGTATATTAAAAAGTCTGATTTTTCCATCCCACACTTTATTTTTATATGCGGGCATAAATTTATAACCAGGAACGTAGAAGGAGAAAAATTCAGATAATTCATTTGCGATACCCCAGTCACATTTGATATCAAGAACAGAATGATTTCTATTTTTTACTGTAATAACATCCATAAGAAAAATCCATATAAATAACCAATATAAAGTATATATACACTAATAAAAGGTTGCTCAATGACAAAGGCAAGAATATTAGCAGACTTTGTATCAGACAGTGATGAGTTTTCTGATGGTCAGATACATGTTTCAGAGGTTGTAGGTGCAGCGGCTGCTGATTCTGTTACCGCAAAATCATCAGCAACAGGATCTTCGATGATTGCTACTGGTACAACTCAACAACGTGATGGAAGTCCATCTGCTGGTATGTTGAGATTTAATTCCACTGACACATCTTTTGAAGGATATAACGGTAGTGCATGGGGTGCTATTGGTGGTGGTAGTGGTGGTGCTACTGGTGGTGGAAGTGATGCTGTTTTCTATGAAAATGATCAAGTTGTAACCGCTGCTTACACAATACCTGCTGATCAAAATGCAATGTCCACTGGACCTATAACAATCAACGATGGTGTTGTTGTTACAGTTTCCACTGGCGCAAGATTCGTGGTGATTTAATATGCCTATTATTTTAAGCGGATCAACTGGAATTGTAACACCTTCAGCAAAGGTAGAAGATTTAGTAACTGGTAAAATAGTAACTACTGGGGATAGTGGAGAACTTCAAAATAGTTTTGGAACCATCAGCCCACCATTTAATATAACCGCCACATCAGGCTTTGCCAATCTTGAAATGGGTGGACCATCCGGCGCTTATATAGATATGAAATCTCCAGCAGATTCTGATTATGATGCAAGAATCATATATCAACCTGGCAACTCCCTTTCAATAACAACAAACTCTACATCTTCTGATCCAATTCTTTTACGTCAGGGAAATAGCACGAAACTCTCAACCAGCAGCACAGGCATTACTGTAACTGGTGGGTTAGGTGTTAATTCTGGGAATGAAAACGTAGTTGCTACATTTACATCCTCTGACACAGAGGCTCAAATAAATTTAGTGGATACAACTGGCTCTGCCCAAATTAGATCACGTAATGATCTACGGTTTTACACTAATGGTGGCTCAACACGAGCTATGGATATCGACAGCAGCGGTAATGTTGGGATTAACGTGACAAGCCCTAGCACACCTTTGCATGTAGATTGTGGCGCACCTAGTAGTTCAGATAAAACTATTGCTACATTTCAATCACAAGCAGCAAGACAAATTGGTTTTGTTTGGGATGATAATGAGAGTACAATGGGTATTGCGACACTGACCAACCATTCGATGACCTTTCATACCAATGGTAATTCAAACGAACGTATGCGCATCGACGGCAACGGTGACCTTCTGATTGGTAAGACAAGCGCAACCGATTCAACCGTGGGTACGTGGATAGATGCTGACGGAAGATTTTTCCAAACATCCAACAATAACTACACTGCTCAGTTTAGAAGAAATGGTTCTGACGGAGTTGTTGTTTACTTTCTAAACGATGGGTCAATCGCTGGTAATATAAGCATTTCTGGTTCAACTGCAGCGTACAACACCTCATCAGATTACCGCCTAAAGACAGACGTGCAGCCAATGACAGGCGCATCTGCCCGTGTACAAGCACTTAACCCCGTGAATTTTGAGTGGATTTCTGATGGCACTAGGGTCGATGGGTTTCTTGCACATGAAGCAGCGACAGTCGTACCAGAAGCAATTACTGGTGAAAAAGATGCAATGCGTGATGAGGAGTATGAAGTCACTCCAGCCGTTGAAGCCACTTTTGATGAAGAAGGTAATGTACTTACAGAGGCTGTTGAAGCCGTTATGGGTACTCGCAATGTCCCTGATTACCAAGGCATTGATCAGTCCAAAATCGTACCGTTGTTAACGGCTGCGCTGCAAGAGGCACTAACGAAAATCGACAGTCTCGAAACACGACTAACAGCGCTGGAAGGATAATGAATTTCAACTTTAAACGAAAGGAGATCGACATGGCTGAGAAAAAAACAAACACCATTACGATCAACGATAAAGAAGAAGAATAATGAGTAAAATAGCAGTCACACCTAATGCAAGCGGTAGTGGTACCTTTACCCTAACTACTCCTGGCACCGATTCGGATCAAACAATAACATTACCTAACTTGTCAGGTGTTCTTCAAGTAGGTGGAAGCAGTATTCAAAGTATTGTTGATAGCGGCAACTCAACTTCTATAACGATTGATGGATCTGGAAATGTTGGGATTGGCACAAGCTCGCCCAACGCATACTCTGGCTATACCTCACTAACACTTGATAACGCAACGAACGGTGGCATCATCGACATTGAGAGAAACGGCGCTCTCGTCGGTGAGGTTTTTACTACTGACGCTAATACGTTTTCGCTGCAAGCTGTTGGTGCAAGGGCGATTAACTTTAGGACTAATAATTCGGAGCGCTTGCGTATCGACAGCGACGGTCACTTGATTCACACTCCTGCTGCTCAGGGGAGTGCGTTTGTACCTAACACCCCCACCACTTGGAACGCTTCAGAAATATTACAGGATAGAGGTGTAACAAACAGTGCCTCTGGAATAGCTTTTAGATCACAATCTGGGACTGCACCAGCGGGTATCGTTAGCGTTGCGGGTAATACAACAGGAGGCATTGAAGACTTAGCGTTTATGACCGCTTCGGGGAACCAGACATTTGAGCGTTTGCGTGTCACCGCTGCTGGCGACGTCGGGATCGGAACAACTACCCCTCACCTAGCTGCTTGGGGAACTGAAGGAGATCCGCAACAACTGCATATTGACGCTGGTTCCAGCGGTACTTATGGAGTTGTACATATTTCTGGTAAAGGTACCTCTGGCACTAGTCATACATATTCACAAGGTGTGGGCAACCAAAGATTCTATATGGCATATGATGAAACTAATGGTGTTCATAGAATGACTATTGAACCGTCTGGGGCCGTCACAATGCCAACCCAACCAGCCTTTCTAGCATATGGATCAGCAGCCTATGCTGAACGTAGTAACCCGATGGACTATAATAGTACAAATTATAATATTGGTAACCATTATAGCACAACCACATATTTATTTACGGCTCCAGTTGCGGGTAGATATCTTTTCACTGCAGGAGCACTTAAAACAGCAAACGATGGCGACGGTGGTATTATTATTGTGCAGAACAGTACCAACAAGGCCAGATCATATCATAATGGTGGACCTACACGCCAACGCACTGTAAGTGTTGTTTTAAGTCTCGCTGCAAATGATACAGTTAAGGTCATTCCCGAAGGAGATGTAACATTTTATCTAGCTGATGGTTACGGATATTTCAGTGGTGTCTTACTAGGATAATAAATTAAGGGTATAATGGAGAAATAAAATGCCAGACATTACAATTAGTATCACTGATACTGAGAACAAAGCTTTAGAATATGTCACATCTGATATTCAAGGTTGGGCAGATAATGCACTAACAAATCGTGCAAGAATCGGTATAGATGAAATTTGTACTAAACTGATGGCTCATTGCAACGAAAACGAAATTGCTATGGCAGTTGGTAAAGATGCACAAGTTACTCAAGCATTTGAATTAAATGTTGTACAAACAGCGGCTGAAATAGAAGCAGCTGATAGTGATGGAGCGCCTTAAATGTCACAATTAAGAGTAGATGAATTAGTAGATGAAGAGGGTACTGGTTCTCCAGATTTTCCTTTTGGACTCACCGTATCTGGCAACCTGTCAGTTGATGGCGGCACAATCAAGCTCGACGGTAATTACCCCACTGGCACAAGCAACGTGGCGCTGGGTGATACTGCGTTGGATAGCTTAACATCTGCTTCTAAGAATGTGGCTATAGGTAGTTCAGCATTAACGTCAGCTACTTCTAACGGGAATAACACGGCGGTGGGGGCTAACGCTTTAACATTAACAACAGGAACGGCTAACACAGGGGTGGGTGAAGGTGCTTTAGAGTCTAATACTTCTGCTTCTTACAATGTAGCTGTAGGAGCAAACTCTCTCGACGCTAACACCACAGGGGCTAATAACGTGTCAGTGGGATACGCTTCATTAGGAGCTAACACCACCGCAGCTAACAATGTAGCGGTGGGTTATCAGGCTGCACTTGCCAATACTACAGGTGCTAACAATACTGTCGTTGGCAAGCAAGCTCTGTTGAGCAACACTACTGGGTTACACCACACTGCCGTAGGTCAATTAGCTCTGTCTCAAAACACTACAGGGACATACAATACCGCCCTTGGTAGTTTCGCATTGCAAAATACCACTACAGGATATCGTAATGTAGGACTTGGGTACGGTGCCTTACGTCAGAACACTGAAGGTTTCTACAATATAGGAATTGGTTTTGGTACTGGTGGAGCGACAACGACAGGGGATTACAACGTAAGTATTGGCGGCAACGCTTTCTTAGACAATACAACAGGTGGTTCCAACGTAGCTATTGGTCACGACTCATTAGCAAACAACATCACCTCAAACAACAGCACTGCTGTGGGGTATCAGGCTCTTTACAATATGACTGGCACTAACACTACGGCATCCAATACGGCCGTTGGTTATCATGCGGGTAAAGGAGCTACAACAGGGTATAACAATGTCTATTTGGGGCAAAGCTCTGGTAATTACGGAACTGCCCACACCACTGGTATTGGTGCTACATACTTAGGCGCTTACGCTGGTGCGTCTGCTGCCGCTGCAACCAGTGAGTTAGTAGTCGCCGCTGGTGGTACTCAAACAGGTAAAGGAAATAGCACAGGGTTTATAAGCCCCGCTGGTGGGGGTGTCTACCAAGGCAACAACTCTTCAAGCTGGTCTACAACGTCTGACCGTAGGCTAAAGAAGAACATTGTTGACAGCACCATTGGCCTTGCTGAGATTAATCAGCTTCAAGTCCGTAACTTTGAGTATCGCACTGTTGATGAAGTTACAGAACTTGAAGACCACACTGTAGTTGAAAAGTCTGGCGTACAGGTTGGTGTTATTGCACAAGAAATCCAAGCCATTCTACCCAACTGTGTTAAAGAGGAAAGCACGGGCGTTCTTTCGGTAGACCCTGACAACCTAACTTGGCACTTAATTAAAGCACTACAAGAACTTTCCGCAAAAAACGATGCTCTTGAAGCACGTATTGCAACCCTAGAAGGATAGGATTATGGAACTAACAACAGAAGAAATCGCACAGAACTACACAGCAATGGGTCACTCCGTTGATCTGCTAAACGCTGGCAAACCAGAAGGCATGGAAGATGCCGATTGGACAGATACAGTTGCTCGTAATGTTGCGCATCTGGAACTGATGGTAGCTAAAGACTACTGGACTTCAGAGGATATGACCGCTGTGAATGCTGCAATAGCATCTAACACTTAGTAAGGAACTAACTAATGACATACGACGTTACAGAAATATATGTATACACTGGAGATCAGATATTTGATTCTGTGGGTGAGTTTGTTGGCTGGTATAATTCACCTTCTTTGAACGAGGCTTTTATAGCAGCAGCAGAGGCTTCCAGTGGAGAAGACTTTGATATAGCAAAATTTAATCTTAAAAAATCATACCCTTCTACATTAGCTTGGAATATTGATGATCAAACTCTAACTAAAACTATTCAGTGGCCCACTCAATCAGATTATGAGTCTTGGGCAAATTACTTAGCTACTTTTGATTATACAGATTCAGCATTTTCATCAACCACTATTACTGGCATGGAAGGTGTTACATCGCCTGGTTTAGATGTAACTAAAACAATTTCTTTGCCCTAGGATCCTGCTTCGAACATTCTCCACTTGATCATGTTACCGATTGTCTGGTGTCGCCAGTTAAGGTTATTAACAATTTCTGTTAATGTTTCTACCGTGGTTTTATAATATTGTATGATCTCTTCTGACTTTTGTATATCAGTATCTGAGTCATAATAATAATTCATATCGCCTTTCATGACTTTAAGTCCATTGAAGGGGTCATACTCCCAGCCGCATTCCTCTATTTGTTCACGATCCATCTTACCATTATAATACAGCCATTTTTTCTGTAACAAAGTTTTCTGAGTCATTTCAGATTTCTTTTGCCTCAGTTTAGCGTTGGCTAGTAGTTCAAGATATTTTGCGTGAAGTGCAGGAGTTTTACGGGATGTTTCGTCAAGAGATGAGTTATCTATCTCACTATCTTCTTGCCACATTTTTAAAATAGTTTCTAAATTCATTTTTAACTTTCATAATGTATATACCTATCTATTTAAAAGAAAAGGTATTGTATCTAAATTGAATGGGCAATATGATTGGTTCTACAGTACCAGCATTGGTAGCAAGTTGTAGTGTTCCAATAGATGTAGGGAATGCTGACTTATAAACAATTTCTCTAGTTGGTACATTTGAGTTATTAAGTATTAGAACAGATATATCATACTCTTGTGTATCTTGTTCTGATATTTTAGATGCACGAGAAAGTGGTGTTGTTTTTACATTATCAACAATGCTAGTTTGCCAATTAAGCATTTCTTGATAAACATGCATATTCTCATCCATAATTGCATCAACAGTCAGATCCTCATATATTAGTTTATCACCTGGTTCAAATATATCTGTTTTCCTATAAGATATTGGTGTAGGTGATAATGATACACCCGGATGAGCAATAGTTTGCGCAAAGAACTCTAGATTAGCAAAACGCTTTCTATAAATCACAATTTTAAAGCCAGTTGCCTGTAAAAAATTAGAATTTTGTAGTGTTGATTCTGTAACCATTTTTAAAATCCTTGTGGTATTATACCACTATTTATACGGTTTTATTGAATAAGATCCACGATTGTTTGGTGTAACATCTGAAATAATATGGCATCATTATAAATGAGCAACCACAAACCAACGATAAAAATAAGCCACTTCATTACCACACCTTCCGATCATCTTCATTATCATAGCCATACTTATAGGCTGCAATCTCACCAACAGTCATGTTGTCTTTTTCTACACGCTCTGACTGCATTGAAGCACCAACATAATAATGGGGAGCATAAGTACGCCCGTAATAGGCATCAGCACTACCACGATCCTGAGGCGAACCGTGAGAAGGCATTTTATCTGTTTTAATTATATCAAGATCATACATTATATTAAATCCAGTGCTTTTTCCCACAACAACAGAGCATCGCCATCATTTTTAAAGCCATACTCAGAAGCAAAATCCATAGAGGAACTGCCCATGACACTAGATGCAATACCTTTAGTTTTTAAGATATATGCGATACCTTCAGAAGTACTGGACCAGCCAACAGAACCAGTATCTGAAGAACACTGGATGCCACCGTTATGAGCACTGATGAAGTCGATTTGATTTTCCATAGTATATATCCTTTTCTCATTTGATAATTTAATATACCATATAGAGTTACAGATGTAAACCCCTAATTAACACTTTTTAAAACTTTTTTCTGAAAACAGTAAAAGTGTATCATTTATGTAACATGAAACCATGTAGGTACTTCACGTTTGGACCACAACATTTTAAACCTATCTTGTTTGGTTTGGTAATATTCCTGATATGACCGCACTGGATCACCTTCATGTATACACTGTGGTTCATGTTGCATAGCAAGTTTGAATGGTGTTTGGAAAATATCTTGTGGAATATTTTTTGGTGGTATGGACAAAACTTCTTCTAGTTTTGTAAACGTAGAGTGTTTCTTTTCATACCGATATTCATACTCAATAGCAAGAGCACAAAAATGTTCATAGTGCCAAGCATAGTTTGCTAGTGATTCCATAGTCCAGACAGTGCAAGGATGCTTGACATGAACAGCTTTGTAAAGCAGATCTTCTCTATAAGAGTCTGACATATGCCACTTGTCAACCATACGTTTACCTGACTTAGATGGACCTTTAGTTTTAACGCCATCAAGTACACGATGTGCAGTTGATAGCATCTGACCAGATTCCAAAATCATTTTGACAACATGCTTGTCGCACTGTAGTTGAGCCGCACGTATTGGGTTTTTATCAAGAACAAAAATATTCATGCTACTACCAACTCAGCCTTGGTCGCCCTGAGGGCGCCGGGGTTACCAATTCTGGTTTGTGACCGATGGAAACGAAACCAAAATCAGCCACAACAACTTGTGTGCCATCCTCTGCAATAATCATATCACCAACAGAGACAGAGTGCATACGAGCAATCCGCTCGATGTTCTGCTCTGGGCCAATGTTACCAATTTCAAACACTTGGTCATAGTTTTCTGCAGTGATGTTAGCAACGTGGGTATAGTAGCCAGCGTCCCATGCTTCACCAGCATAACCACCAATATTGTCACGAGCAAAAGCCATTTTTTGTTTTAGACCATTTGCTGGAACAGCATTGTGATCACCTGTTGAGTTGATAAGATCAATGTCTTC